AGATGGCGCACACGAACAGTTTTATACTTTTCCATTAAGTTTCACAGAAAAAACAGACTTGGAAATGAGAGCGTTTTCTTCTTCAGGCTCAGTTGACTTCAATGTGTCCGCGTCAATGGAGTTTGTTTACATTCAAAACGGTTGAGGAAAATCATGACTAGTAAGTATCCCGGCGTAAATCGCCTACCCGGAGGTGGAATTGAGTACAGGGGCAAGAAGTTCGCGGGCTTTAATAAACCGCGCAAATCAGACCGCGCGGGCAAGAAGGGCATGGTGCTTGCCAAGGAAGGGGAAAAGATTAAGCTCATCCACTTTGGCGACTCATCAATGGGACACAACTACTCCCCAGCCGCCAGAAAGTCCTTCAAGGCCCGCCACGCCAAGAACATCGCCAAAGGTAAAATGAGCGCGGCATATTGGGCTGACAAAAAACTTTGGGCTGGGCCGGGCGGCTCAAAAAAATCGCCACCTAAATCTCAGAAGCATAAGAAATACGGTAAGTGACATGGCCGAGAAGGTAGAGGTAACATTAGCCCGCTTAGAGGAGCGCCTAACACAGGTTCAAGACGAAGTTCGACATGTCCATAAAGAGGTGTCTGACTTAAAAGCTCAGGCCAACCGTTGGAAAGGGGCCTTTTGGGTTATGCTTGCCCTTGGCGGCGCGGTTGGCACAATTTCACATATGTTCTTGGGTTGGTTTCGGTGACCATATCTAGGTCTAATATAGGTAGTCAATTAAAGGGTAATAAGATGCCGTTAACCAAAAAAGGTAAAAAAATTATGCGCTCCATGAAGGGGCAGTATGGTGATAAAAGAGGTGAGAGAGTGTTTTACGCTTCAAAAAACAAAGGCAAGTTAAAAGGCGTTGAAAAAGCCGCTGACGGCGGTCAAATGCAGTTGGATCAACAGAAGATCTCTAAACTTCTACAGGCCGCACAGGGGCAGCAATCACCAAGCTCAAGCATGGCTATGCCGCAAATGGCTCGTTTATATGGTGGTGGAGCTGTTAAGAAAAAACGTGACGGAATCGCCATTAAGGGGAAAACCCGTGGCAAATACTGCTAAACGTAATTATAGCGGCGAGTATAAAAACTACCAGTCGTCTGAAGATCAGAAAAAGCGCCGAGCCAGTCGGAATGCCGCCCGCAGAAAAATGATGTCTGCTGGTAAAGTTAAAAAAGGTGATGGCAAAGATGTGGCTCATAGGAACGGTAACCCAAAAGACAACCGCCGTTCAAACTTGAAAGCGGTTCCAGCGTCTAAAAACAGGTCTTACAGGCGCACAAAAACAGCGCGTAAGGTTAATAAGAGAGCATAATGGCAAAGAGGGTAGACAGTGTACATAGCAAGCGGAAACGGATTCGCCGTCCCGGTCAACACAAGAAAAATGTCAATAAGCGAAACAAGTCAAAAACGTTCTTCGGTTAGAATACATTGTAAACGTTGTGAACGGTGCGGCACAGAATTAAAAAGTGTATTTGTCCACGGACATGAACAATGTGTGTCTTGTGGACAAGTTGTTTATGACTGCTGTCAAGGAGAGGTGTCATGCGAGCAGCAAAAATGATGTGCGGCCAACGCAAGAAGCCCATCGCCTTAAAAGGTGGCGGGAATCCAGTGGCAAAAGGATTGGCTGATCCAAAGTACAAGCCGCAGGTCATCAAACCTAAAAAAGGCAAAGGTTCATACACAAGGAAGGGCAAGGAAGCCCTTTCTTATTCTTCTGGGGGAAAATCAACAGTAAATAAAGCTGGAAATTACACAAAACCCGGAATGAGAAAGAAATTATTCGAGCAAATTAAAGCTGGCGGTAAAGGTGGTAAGCCGGGTCAGTGGTCGGCGCGGAAGGCCCAAATGTTAGCCAAGCGGTATAAGGACGCTGGCGGCGGGTATCGTGATTGAGTTTGTTTTAGCGGTTTATATGGGTGGTACATTAATAAACCAAACGCAAAGATTTGAAGATATGGATAGATGCCTTTATTTTGCAGAGAAGCTGTCGAAGCAAAGGCCAGTGCCAATAGGAAACGGAGAGACGCGAAAAATTATAGCTGTTTGCAAACCTGTTAATAAATGAGGGTAATATGATTGCTGAAACATTAGCTGGCATAGCCCTTGTTAAGAGCGCTGTAGATGGAATTAAAAGTGCTATAGGAACAGCCAATGACATAAGTGATATTGCTGGCCACATAGACAATCTATTCAAAGGCGAGCAAGAGGTACAAAAGGAAAGAAATAAAAAATCTGGGTCAAGATTAGCTGATCAATTTGGCGTTGATACTGTTGCAAAGGAAGTTATAAACGCAAGAATTGCTCAGGAAAAAATGCAAGAAATGGCGACCATGATTGACTTGAGGTTCGGCCCCGGAACATGGCGTGGTATAGTAGACGAAAGAGCAAGGCGTATACAGGAGGCGAAGGAAGCTGCCGCTAAGGCAAAAAAAGAAGAAATGATAAGAAAGCAAGAAATGCTGGATAATTTGAAGACCGCTTTAATATTAGGTATTGCTGTCGCCGCTGGATTTGCTTTTATCATTGGTCTTCTGGTGTTTAGCAGCACTCCGGTGTTATAATGGCGTTAAAGAAATCGCAAAAAAGCCTAAAGGCTTGGACTAAACAGAAGTGGAGAACGAAGAGTGGCAAGCCCTCCACACAAGGGCCAAAAGCAACCGGAGAACGTTATCTTCCGGCATCAGCTATTAAAGCCCTCTCACCAAAGGAATACGCGGCCACAACCGCCGCTAAAAGAAAAGGAACTAAAGCTGGTAAGCAGTTCGTCAGCCAGCCTAAAAAAATACGAGCGAAAGTAAAGCCGCATAGGAAGGTCAAGTAATGGCTGTTGTGACACCTGATTTACCGGAGATTTTTGAGGAAGCGTTTGAACGCGCTGGTCTTCAAATGCAAACCGGATATGACCTAAAAACCGCGCGGCGCAGTTTGAATTTATTGACACTGGAGTGGCAAAACCGTGGACTTAACCTCTGGACTATTGATGCTGGGACACAGGCTCTCACAGCTGGGACAGCAACTTATGCAATGCCTGCTGACACTATTGACCTTATTGAACACCAAATTAGAACTGGCACGGGGACAAGCCAAGTCGATACTAATTTGGAGCGCATCAGCGTTTCAACATATGCTCAGCAATCTGTTAAAAACACTGAAGGACGCCCTTCTCAAATTTATATCGACCGTCAAGCAACGGTTGTTAATGTTACTCTCTGGCCTGTGCCGGATGTTAGCACATACACTCTCTCGTATTACCGCCTTCGTGGAATCTCTGGCGTCTCGTCTGGAATAGGTACAACGGCAGATGTTCCACCACGGTTTATTCCGTGTTTGGTGTCAGGTTTGGCTTACTACATAGCAATGAAAAAGCCAGAAGTGGCGGCGCGTGTGGCACCGCTGAAACAGGAGTATGAGTTCCAGTTTGAGCTTGCAGCCGCTGAGGACACAGACTCATCATCAATCAAGTTCGTGCCATACGACACGTTTTACCTAGGAGGTTAATATGGGAAAATCATCACCGGGTGGTCGCACACCAATGGAAAGTGCTATATTGCAAAAGTACAGAGAGCTTTTGAAAGATAAAGATTTCAAAGGTGATGCAATGGAGGAGGCAGTGTTGCAAATTGGTGACCAATCTGTTTTCTCTAAGAAAAAAGGTGGATCACTTAAAAAGTACGACAAAGGCGGGAAAATGGCGCTTCCAAAGCGTAAGCCTCGTCACGCTAACCCAAATCACCCAATGAATGCAGAGCGTACAACTGGACACCCAGATGGAGTTACTCGCAAAGCAAAAGGCGGAAAAGTGAAGGCGGCGAAACACGGCGGATCAATGTGTCGTGGTGGCGGTGCCGCAACAAAAGGCAAAAACTTTAAAGTTACATAATGACCATAGCTAGAGGGAAATATGCCTACGGCATCTGTGACAAGACAGGGTTCCGCTATAAGCTGAACGAGCTTGTCTTTGAGATGAGAAATGGCGTTAAAACTGGTCTTCGGGTCGGCAAGGATGTGGCTGACCCAGATCACCCTCAAAACTTTATTGGTCGTGTTCGAATTGATGACCCACAGTCTATACGAGATGCTCGTCCAGATAGAACAGAGCCTGCAACTATAGTAATGCTTGGCAACAATCCGTTTGGCACTGGCTCCTCTGGCTCTAGCGTTATAACGGTTACGGAAACAAATCATGGCCGTGATACAGGGGACATTGTTAGATTTAGAGGTGTAGATAACTTTGACGGCATAACGCGCGGTGTTATGGAATCTGCATCAGGTTACACAATTACTAAGGTGAATGCAGATACATATACAATCACAGTGTCTGATACAGCCGATGTAGGCAATGTAAGTGGTGGCGGCTCACTAGCAAGCGCTGGGCCAGTCACACCAGCGGCGTAAGAGGTATAAATGGCTTACACATATGGGCAATTAAAGCAGGCCATACAGGACTTCACTGAGAACGATGAAACTGGATTCGTGTCGAATTTGCCAGTTTTTATCCGTGCCGCAGAAGATCGTATACTTGTAAATGTTGATTTAGAAAACTTCAGAAAGAACGCTACATCAACCCTTACAATTAATGACGAGTACCTTTCAACGCCGTCAGACTTTCTGGCTCCTTTTTCTTTCTTTATTAGAACTGCTGGTAGCGAAGGATTCCTTCTTGAGAAGGATGTAAACTTTATTAGAGAAGCATACCCAGATAGGACGGCCACAGCTAAACCTAAATACTATGGGTTCTTTGATGCCACCGCCACAGCAGGCGCTGGTAACGTTCAGGCAAACTTCATACTAGGCCCAACACCTGACCAAGCCTATGATGTGGAGTTACATTACTATTACCGTCCAGCAAGCCTGACTGCTGGAACGGATAGCGAGTATACATGGTTGAGCAGCAACGCTCCGAATGCCCTTCTTTACGGTTCTCTTATAGAAGCGTATATTTATATGAAAGGTGAACAGGATGTTATATCCATGTATGAAGGGCGCTTCCAAGAGAGCCTATCAAGACTGAAAGACCTTGCGGAAGCGAGGGAAAACGATGACGCATATAGACAGGGTCTTCCCACCAGACCTCGTACATAAGGAGTAACTAACGATGGCAACATCAAATGCGGCAACCACATATTTGGAAAGAAGGGTTCTTGATTACATTTTCAAGAATGACTCTCTGTCCTTTGCCACACCGGGCAACAGCATATATGTTGGTCTGGCAACCGCTGTAGCAAATGCTGAAAACGGAAACATCACAGAGGTAAGTATCTTTTCTGAGGATGCCGATTACACACGTCAACAGGTAACTGCTGCAAACTGGAAACAGTCTGTAACAACCTTGGCCTTTAATGCTGCCGCTGCTGACACAGAATTAGTTTTGACAGATGCTGAAGCATTTCCATCATCCGGTACAGTTGTAATCAACCAAGAGATTATTGACTACACTGGCAAGGACGGTTCGGCCACTGCCGATGCTAACGGCGCGGTGACATCATCAACCTCTTTGACCGTTGATGGCAATGTTGGCACAATCACAGTAGGCATGATTGTTACTGGAACTGGCATCTCAGGCACGGTTCGGGTTCAAACAGTTACGTCTCAAACATCATTGGTTCTGGATACAGCTATCACTATTGCTGATAACACAGCGCTGACATTTGACGGAACCAACACTTTGACAGGATGTAGCCGCGCTCAGTACGGCACGACAGCCCCAACAACCCAAACTGCTGGTGACACAGTTATTTGTGACGCACAACGCGTAATCAATGACAATAATGTTGAATTTGCACCATCTAGTGGAATTGCAAGCTACACAGTGACCCATGC